GTCGGCATAGGCCGGACGGATGGCGTCGCCCTCGTCTTCAAATTCCCTGAATATCGCTTCGACGCAGGCTTTGCGGATGTCGTTCATTTGTCCTCCTTTTCTTCCCATGGATCAGGCCACGGGGTATCGGTACGCCAGTCGTTGTCAGTCATCACGCACCCACCTCTTCCTCGTATTCGGCCGTGCACTGGTACAGGTGTTGCGCGAAATAGGCGATCATCTGCTCCTTCGGATACATGACGATCCGTCCCACCTTCACGAACTTCGGGCCGATGCCCGCGCTACGCCAGTACGCCAGGGTGCCTTCCTTGATGCCGCAGTTGTCCGCGATGTCCTTCGTTGTGTTCATCGGCTTCAACGCCGCCGCCAATGCGGCGAACACCTCTTTGTCATCCATCACGCACCCGCTCCTTTCATGCGTTGGTAAGCGCCGATTGCTTTTTCCGACGTGTTTCGTTTGAGGGCCTTCCTGCCGAGTGGGAGAATGAGCAGACCCGCGCAAAGAAGGGAGGTGATAATATGCAACGCGATCCAGTGAATTCCGCTAATGACGCGAAGGCCTACGCGCAATCCGGAAACATTCAGCAGGCCATCGTGTCGCTGGCCGATGCCGTGCAGGGCATCGCCGAATACCAGCGGTGCATCAGGAACGACCAGTTGAAGATCAAACGTGCGCTGAACATCAGCTGACGTTCGGCCGTCCGCGTGAGAGAGTTCCAATTCCTCGCGGACGGCTTTCCTTATCGCGCCCAGCATCGCCGGGTGCAGGCGTTCGAACTCCTCAACGGAAATCGGGTTCATGGATTCGTCTGGCGTCTCGGCCGGAATGTTGATGCTCATTTCGGATTCTCCTTTCGATTCATGCGTCGGCGAGCGCCTGATTCTGTTCTTTGAATTGAGGCGGAAGGAAGGTGCTTGGCGCTTCTCCTGTTGCCTCAGACAGGGCGATGACTGTATCGAGTGTCACGGCTCGGTATCCCTTCAGCATGCTGTTGAGTGTGCTGTATGGGATTCCGCATTTTTCCGACACGGCTCGTTTTGTCATACCCTTGTTTTTAATGATTTTTTCGGCGTTGTGACCAAACCACGTTTGTAGACTAACGTTTCTCATGTGAGTAACGTTAATGTATGAATAAGAGTCCGTCAACTTCGGCGTTTCTCATTTGGATAACAAATAACTATATGCGGAATTGGCGTTACTCAAATCGAGTAATATAATGCTTACATGAGTGATAACAGAGAATATCGGAGCCGACGTTTTGCACAGCTAGTAGGGCTCGAGCTAAAAGGTGAATTCGCAAAACATTCCATTTCGCAGACGAAAGTCGCTGAGATTCTTGGACATTCCAAGGGTGGGTATTCCAAATGGATCAACGCGAAGCCGTCCATGCCACTTGAGGCGTTCTTGAATACGTGCGAGTTGATTGAGGCAGACCCTAAAGCGGTTATTGACGCCTCGTATAAAAGGCTGCTCGATGAACTTGGTACACCAGATGAATACCGCGAGCGCCAAAACCAGATCACCGATGATCTCATCGACCGTATCGCCGCGCACCCCGAAGACTATGACATGGCCGCCAACACGGATCCGAACGCACGCCTCGAAGCCGAGACGCCTGACGATTGATGGATTGAAAGGAACACGAATGACCGAATACAACCTGTATTGCGATGAGACATGTCACCTTGAGCATGATGATTCGAACAGCATGGCTCTGGGAGCCGTCATCGTGCCAAAAGATAAACGCAAAGAGATATGCGTCAGAATCAAAGAAATCAAGCAGAAACATGGCATATGCGCCACGAATGAGGTGAAATGGGCAAAGGCACGAGACCGTATGCTGCCGCTCTATCTGGATCTCGTGGACTACTTCTTCGATGACGATGACATATCGTTCCGCGCGCTCCTCATCCCGGACAAGAATCTACTTGACCACGAGAAATACAATCAGGACCACAACACCTGGTATTACAAAATGTACTTCGAGATGCTCAAGGTCATCTTCGATCCAAAGCAAAGCTATAACGTGTTCGTCGACATCAAAGACACACACTCGAGTTTTCGAGTCAGCCAATTATGGGATGTCTGTTCGAACAACATGTACGATTACGATCACAGAATCATCCAGAAAATCCAGCCGATACGTTCCGACGAAGTACAGATCATGCAGCTCACCGACATACTCATCGGCGCAGTATGCCGTTCGCAGCGAAAACTACCGGAACAGCATCAGAGCATGGCGAAGCGCCGAATCATCGAACGAATCATTCAACGGTCGGGATACAAACTAGACCGGAGCACACTGCTGAAGGAGACCAAGTTCAACTATTTCGTATGGAGGGCGAGATGAATCCGCATTGGCTGCCCGGATTGATTCCTTGGAATCAAGAGCACGGAGAGACATGGGAGCAGTATGAGCAACGACTGTTCCATGTATTCCAGAACGAGTTCAGAGAGTCCTTCCAATACGACGGGAAACCCGTACACTACAAAAGAATGCCCTACGACGGAATCTATCCGGAAGCCTTCATGCATCTGACCACATGCAATCAAGACAACTCCGGCTCACGGCTTCCGGATGCCGAACGCAGCGAACGCATCAGCTGGCCCAGACCGGTAGTGGAGCATCATCCGTTCTGCGAAATATGCGAATACGCCCAATGCACGCGGCCTTGGGTATGGAGAAAAAACGACAAGAACAAGGATCGAGTGAAGATATATCTTCCAAACCAACAATATCTCGTTGTTCTAGGAGAACGAAGGGATTACTGGGTACTCATAACCGCGTACTACGTAAACCGCCAATGGAGCATAGACAAGCTGGAAAAGGAATATAACTCCAGATTCAGCACAAAAATCCAATAAAAAACTAGAGCCGCCCGTTAAGGACGACTCCGAAGACTCCTTCTACAACATGTAGATGAGCTGATTCAAATATCACATACGACACTCCAACTGTCAAGCGGAACTTGACAAACAGCAAAAAAGTACTTCTCGAAAAACAATACTTTCGGAAGAGAGGAATGTGGATAACAAGACCGTTGCGGACCTTCATCGGAGCGCGGAATCCATGGGACTGTCAATCGTATCGCGCGACCTCCCACGCGACATATGTGGCCTGTACGACGACCGGCACAGGCTCATCCTGCTGGCCGACTGGCTCAACCAACGCCAACGCCGCTGCACGTTGTGCCACGAGCTCATACACGCCAGACACCATGACCCAGGATGCGGTACACGATACGGAATAAAATGCGAGCGCCGTTGCCGCAGGGAGACCGCGCTGGCGTTGATCTCACCGGTGGATTACGGCATGGCCGAGGAAGTGTACGAAGGTAACACGTGGATGATGGCCGTGGAATTGGGCGTGACCGTACAGGTATTGTCCGACTACCGGCAGCTGCTCTACGATTCCGGCGTGTGCGTGCAATAAAAGAAGCTCAGCGTCCACATACCGCGACGGGAAACAAAAAGGGTTCCGCCCGAACACAGTCGGACGGAACCCAAGGAACCAACAATCAGCATTTCCGTTTTCACCAAAATGAGGTTCCACGCACAGTGTAGCGCGGATCCTCGGAAAGAGACAACCATGGCCAGAGCGTTCGTAGACGACAGATGGCTCAAAAACGACGAGGACGGCAACCCGCCCAGCAGGGCCGCGAAACAGTCGCTGGCCAATGCGAAGGATCCGATGAAAGCCAATGTGCCCGACAAATGGCGGTCCGCGCTGTACGGCCAAGGCTCACGGTGGAGATGCCGCTGGTACACGCTTCGAGACGGCAAACGCGTCCAGAAATCACGGAACTTCGCCAAGCTCCGTGACGCTGAGGAATACGCAGCGGCCATCGAGGACGACATCAGACGCGGCAAATACCGCGACCCGCAGCAGGAACTACGCATCTTCCGGGACGTTGCCTCTGAATGGACGGACGGCAAGATGGATATCAAACAGGGCACTTTGGGCAGATACCGCCGCGAATTGCGCGTTTATATCAACCCCAAGTGGGGCGATCGCACACTGAGGGAAATCCAATGCGACGAACTGCAACAGTGGGTCACGCAGCTCACCGAAGGCGGGTATCCCGCCGAACTGCAGGACGATCGCGAATCGAAGCCATTGAGTCCACGCAGCATCCGCAACATCGTCAAGGTCGTCATGGGCGGTGTCATGGAATTCGCCTTGGAGCACGGCTGGATCGGAGAGAACCCCATTGAAAAGGTCACCGTGCCGCGCATCACGCAATCCGATGACGACATGGTGTTCCTTACCGTCGAGGAGGTGGAGTTGCTGGCCGGCATGGCCGAACGGGCAGGACGGCCGGTAGACGGGCTGATCGTCCGCTGGCAGGCATACACCGGTGCCCGCATTGGCGAGACGCTGGCACTCAAATGCGGCGACGTGGATGTGGATTCACGCAGGGCGCGCATCCGCCGCACTTGGACCGACGACGGCAAAGGCAGGCTTGTGCTGGGCACGCCGAAGAACGGCAAACCGCGCAGCATCGCCATACCCAGATTCCTCATACCGTCCATCGAACGGCAGATGGAGGGCATGGGCGACGACGACTGGCTGTTCCGCGCGGCAAGAGGCGGGAACCTGTGGACGAACACGTGGCGGACGCGTGTCTGGCGAAAGGCCGTCCGACTGGCCGGCATGGAGGACGAGGGCGTGACCATCCATAGTTTGAGGCATAGCTATGCGAGCTTTGCAATTGCTCAAGGCGCGGACGTGAAGACCCTACAGATGCAGCTCGGCCACTCCTCACCCAGCATCACGCTGAACACATACACGGCTCTCTGGCCGGAACGATTGGACGATGTGGCGGACGCGATTGGCGAGCTGCGCGCTGAACAGTTGAAGACCGTCTAGACGCGGAGGTTGCGCGGTCATCGTGTCGAATCGTGTCGATAGCCTACGGCCAAGAAAAAATAAAACCTCGGAAACATAATGTTTCCAAGGCTTCCGGTCGGGCTGACAGGATTTGAACCTGCGACATTCTGCTCCCAAAGCAGACGCGCTACCAAACTGCGCTACAGCCCGTTCATGCACTCCCGCACGTGGCAGGTGAACACGAGTTTCCATTGTAGCGTATGGTAGGACAACGACAGGCTAGAATGGCAAATACTGGAGGGAACGCGCATGGGACGTCATCAGCAAGCCGAGGCTTCAGGCATCATTTCCTTCATGGCATGCGCCACTCTTGCATGGATCGCCATGGACCTATATCTGCAATTCGCTCCCGCCATCTGGCGTGTCACCCAACGCCTGTTCACCGTGTGTGCCGGAATCACCGCGGGATGTGGAGTCATCTCGTTCACCTTGGGGTATGCGCGCAACTCCAGGTCAATGACGTTGAAACATGGCTGGACCATTCCTATTCGCCGTATCTTCGAGATACTCGCTTTGTCCGTGGTCTACGCGTCGACCATTTTCGTCACGGCGTTCATGCTGCTTTCCATTGCCAGCAACATGATGGGGTTGCGCACGTTAAAAGGCTATCTGACTGCGCTCTGCGCCGCGATCTCGGGGGTCGTAGGCTATGTCACGTTCGTACAGGCGGAACTCATGAATGCCAAGACCATCGCATCCTTGTTGCCGTTCTTCGTGGTTTCCGGTGTCAGCATCGCAGGATTGACGTCCGATGATCCATACTGGTACAACAACAATTTCTCCCAATTGGGCGATCGAACCACTTTTGCTGCTCGTATGTTCAATTCGACATTGATGTTGGCCGGCGTCTGCATCGTCATCATCAGCTATTTCGCGATTTCGGAGCTCATCACCACGCACCGTCTGCAGATGCAGTATCTGTCTGCAAGCGATGAAAAAGAAGCTCCCAAACACTTCAAGGCGCGGATTCTTCTGCTATCGACCATGCTGACGCTCGCAGGCATCGCCTTCATCGGCATCGGCATGTTCCGTTACACGCCGCATCCGATTCTGCACAACGTATTCGCCCGCGGTCTTCCCTGCCTGATGAGCGTGCTGATGATCGCGCTGCCTTGGCTGGCCCCGCAGCTTTCAAAAGTAGTATATGTGATTTCAGACCTAGCTATCGTGATCGGGGCTCTTGCCGGGTTCCAGTGGTTGGCGGGGCGTAACACGTTGACGAACGTCGAGGCTCTTGCCGGCATGATGTTTCTGGGCTGGTTCATCATCTTTTCACGGCAGATTGCGGCCATCGAATCCGATCGTGTGCAGACGCAGCTTATTCTGGCGCAAACCAAGCGGCCAGAATCCGTCGAGGATCTTGCGGAGGTCAGCGAAACCGTTCCTGGAACCGTTTCCCGACTCTCGTCGGAAGTCTAATTCTCGTAACGGTTCACGAGCACAGTCCACAAACAATACGGCGAGGTGTCACCCGTACGGATGGCACCTCGCCTGTTCTCATGGCTATCAGAAATCGTAGTTCTTTGTGGTGGGCTTTCTATCGCTCATCAGCAACAGGAAGCTTCTCGACTGCGCCGTGATCGCGAAGCCGGCCTCATAGTTGAGTTCCGGACCCTTCGGATTATGCGTGTCGACGACCAGACGCCATTTCTTGCCATACCGCTCGTCCGGCAAGGTGAACATAATCGGCTCGTAATGCGCGTTGAAAATCAGGATGAAGTTATTGTCCACCATCTGGTTGCCATACCAGTCGGCTTCCGGAATATCGGAACCGTTCAGATAGATCATCACCGAGAACGCGTGGGTATTGGACCAATCTTCCATGTCCATGATGGAACCGGTGTGGTCCATCCATTCGACCTGCGGAATCTTATCGTCCGGGTCTCCTGGCTCGCGGCCGGTGAAGAAACGACGACGGTGGAGCATCGGGTGCTCGAGTCGCAGATGAATCAGCTTCGAAACGAACTCAAGCAGATCCTTCTGACTATCGTCAAGATCCCAATTGGTCCATGAAATGGCGTTGTCCTGGCAATAGGCATTGTTGTTGCCCTGTTGCGTGCGTGCCACCTCATCGCCGCCGCAGATCATCGGAATGCCCTGACTGCACAGCAGCGTCGCGAACATGTTGCGCATCTGCTGTTGCCGCAGGTCGTTGACGTCCTTGATGGTGGTCGGGCCTTCGACACCGCAGTTCCAGGAACGGTTGTTGCTTTCGCCATCCCTATTGCCTTCGCCGTTGGCGTCGTTATGCTTCTCGTTGTAGCTCACCAAATCGTTCATGGTGAAGCCATCATGTGCGGTGATGAAGTTCACGGAAGCCACCGGACGGCGGCCGTTCATCTGATACAGGTCGGAGCTGCCCATCAGACGGCTGGCGAATTCCGGTAGCGTCGATGGTTGCGAACGCCAGAAGTCACGCACGCAATCACGGTAGCGGCCGTTCCATTCGGACCAGCTGGACGGGAAGCCGCCCACCTGATAGCCGCCGGAACCCAAATCCCAAGGTTCGGCGATGAGCTTGACACGGGAGATGACCGGATCCTGTTCGACGATGTCGAAGAAGGCGGACAGCTTGTCGACTTCCTGGAACTGGCGGGCCAGCGTGGCCGCAAGATCGAATCGGAAACCATCGACATGCATTTCGGTGACCCAGTAGCGCAGGCTGTCCGTGATGAGCTGCAGCGCGTGCGGCGAGCGCATCAGCAGGGAGTTGCCGGTGCCGGTCGTGTCGAAGTAGTGGCGTCGGTCGTTGTCGACCAGACGGTAGTAGGCACCGTTGTCGATGCCTTTGAAGCTTAGGGTCGGGCCGAGGTTGTTGCCTTCGGCGGTGTGGTTGTACACCACGTCGAGGATCACTTCCATGCCGGCGCGATGGTAGGCCTTGACCATGGATTTGAATTCGTTGACCTGCTCGCCGCGTTGTCCGGAGCTTGAGTACGCGTTATGAGGCGCGAAGAAGCCGATGGTGTTGTAGCCCCAGTAGTTGCTCAGGCCTTTTTCCTGCAGGAAGCTGTCGTTGACGAACTGGTGGATCGGCATAAGTTCGATGGCGGTGACGCCGAGCTTCCTCAGATATTCGATGACCGATGGATATGCGAGGCCCGCGTAGGTTCCACGGATGTCCGGCGGCACGTCCAGGTTGAGATTGGTCATGCCACGCACATGGGCTTCGTAGATTACCGAATCATGGTAGGAGATGTTCGGATGTTGGTCGTTGCCCCAGTCGAAATACGGATTGACCACGGCCGATTTCATGGTATGCGGCGCGGAATCCAGCGTATTCATGCTGGTGACGTCCTCAGGGCTTTTGAACCAATACGAATAGAGGCTTTCGTCACCGTCGATGTTTCCCTCGATGGCTTTTGCGTACGGGTCGAGCAGCAACTTGTTCGGGTTGCACCGCAGGCCCTTTGCTGGATCATACGGACCGTACACACGATAGCCGTACCGTTGCCCGGGTTGTATTCCCGGCAGATAGTTATGCCATACGTAGGAGTTCTGCTCCGTCATTTCCACTCGGGTCTCACGGTCTTCCTCATCGAAAAGACAAAGCTCGACTTTCTGGGCCACTTGAGAGAAGAGGGCGAAATTCACGCCGGCGCCGTCGTAGCTCGCACCGAGTGGATACATCGATCCAGGTCTGATTTGCATAATTCAAGTATCGCACGTTTTGCGAGTTGAATTCGTTATTTCGTTTATTCCGGCGATTGTTTTTACAATTCGAAACCTGCAGGCCGCTATTGTTGCCGCATTCTGCGAATTTGCTCATGCAAAATGGCGATCTCCGAATTGGAGGCCGTGATGTGCGTGTCTCGTAGCTGCTTCCACGGGATCCAAGCAGATTCGACATGCTCGTCGGCGTCGAAATGCCGTTCGACGGCCTGCCAGTGGCGCAGGTGCACCACCATGATGTTGGCCAGTTCGTCGGTCATGCCTTCGGATGAATAGAATTGCCCGACATGGTCGATATCGCAACTGTTTTCGTCGATTGGCTCGACGCCGGTCTCTTCGCGCAGCTCACGCAATGCGGCCGCATCGACGTCTTCCCCGTCATCGATGAGTCCTGCCGGCAGACCGTAGGCGAAGGCGTCGCAGCCGACACGGTATTCTCGTTCGACCAAGTACAAATCCTGCGCGCAGTCATGCACCAGCATGACCACACAGGGCGCGTGCCGCATCACCTGTCTGCGGATCACGGTTTGTCCGCCGTCTCGTGTCTGCAACGCGATACGCATGTCCTCCACGCCGAAAATCGCGCCTTGATACACGTGCTCTCTGCTGAGTACTGTGGCCGGTCTGGTCATGTCCACGCCATCGCTGGATTCGTTCAGCGACATATCCATGCTGGTCGTATCGGACATCGTCGTTCAGCGTTCCTGCCCGCAGGACGGCAGTACCAGATTCCAGGGATCGGTGTTCATGGAAATCCAGCGGACGGTGGGGATGTCTCCGGTCGCCTCAGATACGGCACGAGGCACATCGCCCATGGCGTATTGGAACCATATGGATTCGATGGCGCTGTGTGGCGTGTTGATGAACATCGGACGAACAGTGGCGTCGCCTCGGCCGAGTTCGATGTCCGCGGCACGCATGGACGCCTCATAGCGCGCCTGCTCGATGGCATCGGTCACCGGATGATGGCGCAGATCGCTGGTCACATACACATCGACGCCTGCGGCACGCACTTCATCGAACAGGGAATCGCCCGAGCCCGGCAATACCGCCACCGTGCCGATCGTCGCGTCAAGGTCGCCGCACACCTGCACGCCAAGTTCGGTGTATGGCAGCGCGTCGGCCACACGACGGGCGAAATCACGCAATGCGATCGGCTCCTGCAACCGGCCGACACGGCCCAATCCGACCGGATGTTCGGCTTTCGGATCTTCGATGGGTACCAGCGGACGCTGTTCGATCAGGCCGAACGCGTCGGCGGCGGCCATGCTGACTCCTCGGTAGGAGGCATCGGCATTGGTGTGCCCAACCCACAGCGCGCAACCGGCGAGGTTGAGCTTCCGGACGATCTCACCACGGAATCCTAGTCCGGAGACCGCATGCACGGAACGGAAGAACAGCGGATGGTGGCAGATCAGCAGGTCGATGCCTCCGGCGATAGCCTGGTCGATCACCGCCATGGATGGGTCCGCCGCGAACGCGATGTTGCGCACGTCGTGGCGAAGGTCTCCCACGATGAGTCCCGGCTCATCCCATTGTTCCGCGTATCGCAGCGGATACAGCGTTTCAAGCACATCCACGACCTGCTTCAGCGTTGCCACAATCTTCCTTCTTTCTTTTTTAATCAGCCTTCGATTATCCGACGGGAACGGATCAGTGGGCCGCCAATTGCCAATCGGAACCGATGCCCGTCGATACGTCCAACGGAACGGCCATGGTGACGGCATGCTCCATGGCATCCTTCACCAGCGCGGTGGCCTGCTTCTCCTCACCGGGCGCGATCTCCACCACAAGTTCATCATGAATCTGCAGTATGAGGCGACTTCCAAGGTTCGCTTCCTGCAGTGCGTCATACGCACGAATCATGGCGATTTTCATGATGTCCGCCGCCGAGCCTTGGATAGGCGCGTTCAACGCGGCGCGTTCGGCCGCGTCCCTCACGGCACGGTTCGGCGATTTGAGACCGGGGAAATACCTGCGCCTTCCGAAAATGGTTTCGGTATATCCTTTTTCGCGTGCGGACGAGACAAGCGATTCAAGGTATTCATGGACTTTGCCAAAAGTGGCGAAATACTGGTTTTTCAGCGATTCGGCTTCTTTGGGCTTGATCTTGAGCTGCTGGGCAAGTCCATACGTGCTCAGACCGTAGGCAAGTCCATAGCTCATCGCCTTGACGTGGCTACGCTGATCGGACGTGATGTCGTCAACGGGAATGCCGTAGACCAAGCTGGCCACATACTTATGGAAGTCCTTGCCGGAGCGGAAGGCCTCTATCAACGCCTCATCACCGGAAAGGTCGGCCATGATGCGCAGTTCGACCTGCGAGTAGTCGGAGCTCAGCAACGATTCGAAGCCCTCTCCCGGCACGAACGCGGATCGAATCTCACGACCTGCGGGATCCCGGTTCGGAATGTTCTGCAGGTTTGGATCGACGGAGCTCAATCGTCCGGTGGCTGCCACCGTCTGTTCGAAAGTGGTGTGGATGCGACCGTCATGACGGTTTGTAGCGTCGATCAACGTCTGCACGATCTGCTTGAGCTTGTTCTTTTCACGATGCATCAGCAACGCGTCAAGGAACTGGCATGCGCGGTCGTTATCGTACGAGCGGTCACGCAAGGTCTGCAATGCCGCGGCATTGGTGGTGTATGAACCGGACTTGGTTTTTTTCGTCGGTTTCAATCCCATGTCTTCGAACAGGATCTTCTGCAGCTGTTTGGGGCTTTGCAGGTTCACCTGCTCCCCCGCGAACTGCCACGCCGTTTCCTGTGCCTGGGCAGCGTCGGCGGCAAGTTGGTCGCGCATCTGCACCAGACGTGTCATATCCACTTGGGCGCCGACCTGTTCCATGCCATGCAGGACCTGAGAGACCGGAAGCTCAATGGATTTGAGGAGACCGAATTGTTCGCGTTTATCCAGCACACCGGCCAAATATTCGGCCAAAAGCCCCACGATTGCGGTGCGGGTGAGTATCAGCTCGTCGTTCTTGGAATCGTTTTCCTCAGGCTCGTCGAAGTCCAAGGTCCCCTGTGTCGCGGCTTCGGCTTGTGCTTCGATGTGCAGATCAAGGAAATGGGCCGCAGCCTGTTCCAGCGTGTCCGCGTGGAAATCCGGGTGGGCAAGATATCCGGCGAGCTTGGTGTCGAACAATGGTTCCGGAAGTTCCACGCCGATGCTGCCCAGCAGATGCGCATGTTCTTTGTAACCGTGCACGACCATGGAATGGTGATAGCGGTCGAACAGCCTTTGCAGGCATTGCACCATATCCGGACTGAATACGTCGATGCGAATGGCTTCGCCGTGCACGGCGATCATCAATGCCGAAAGAGAGGCTTCTCCGGGTTTGCTCGTGCCTTCGGCGTAAAGCGTCCAGGACTGTTTCACCTTGTCCGTGCAGCGGGTCGAAGAATCGATTTCGAAGCCGAATTCCGGAATGTCGTTGGAGGAGCGTTCATGGCGTTCGTGCAGATGTTCCTGCACCACGGGGAAATGGTTTTGGACCCATGTCTCCACCACATGCGGATCGTTGACGTCTTCGACATGTGGCAGCCCGAGCTTGCTGGATTCGTGCACGTCCCCGGATGGTTTGTCCGCATTGAACGTTTTGAGCACGCGATTCTTGGTCCGAACACCGAATTCGAGCTTGGTGAATAGATCGTCGAGTTGACCAGCGTCGACTTGTCCAAATGTCAGGTCGGATACCGACACGCCAAGATCAAGGTCACGAACCAAAGCGTTCACGGAACGGTTCAGTTTGACCTGTTCGATGTTTTCGCGCAGGGCTTCGCCTTTTTTGCCGCTGATCTCGTCGGCGTGTTCGATGATCTGCTCAAGTCCGCCGTACTGGTTGATCCATTTGGCCGCGAATCCGTCGCCGACTCCGGG